GTTCAATGGCCTTGTCCTTGGCCTTGTCGGTCATATCCCTGATGTTTGCTATCTGTGTAAATGATGAGTTTTGCAGATCAATCTCACGTTCTAGGGCACCCTTCTTTGCCTCCATCGCTTCGGTGTCCTTTTCATTCTTGAGATCTAGTTTGTCTAGCAAGAACTGCTCCTGCTCATTCTTTAGAGTAAGAGCATCAATTTGCGCCTGATAGATATCCTTTTGCTCAAGATTTCTATTGTAGATGATATCCTGAATTGCCTGAGACTGTAGATCCAACTGGTACTGCTGATCCTTTAGAGGAATCATTTGCTGCGTGCGAGCATAGATCTGATCTTCAATGTCACGGATAAGTAGGCTGGTCTGATATGAAGCATCCTTTAGCGCGTTAAGTTGTGCCTCTGCTTGCTCCCTAGTCATTCCACTAGAGGTTGTTAGACCGTTTACGGCATTTTCCATACCCTGCTCAAGCCCAGTTCGACTCATTTCGCCAGCGTACTGTACCTGATTGGACTGCATCTGTGCAGCGGCTTCTGCCGCAGCGTACACATCACCCTGACTCAGGGCCTTACCAATGTTTAACTGATCCTGCTGACTCTGTAGGATGTGATCATTTAGTTTTCTTATTTCATCAAGTGCCTCAATCCTTGCGGCGTAGGCGTCACGAATAACCGCCTCTTGACGGGACATTGCCTCAAGTTCATTGTTTATTGAGTCAGCGGCACGGCTGCGTAGTTCGTCCTCGCGCCTTAGATTCTCAATCTTGCGCTGGTCCATTTCGTTGGCGCGTTCCAGAACCTCAATCTGTCTCTGGATCATTTCCTTCTGTCGGCTCAGAGCATCAATACGGTCCTGATCAGACTCATTAAGATCCTCTACCTTGCTTACCAAATGCTGTAAAACCTTGATCTCGGCGTTGCGAGTCTCTATTGCCTGCTCTAGTGCCTCAGGCGAACGCCCATTCTCTGTCTCAAACAGTAGGGCGTTTCTGTTTTCGATAAGTGAGATCTCGTGGTCAATGGCGTCCATGATTGCCTTTGATGCATCGCTGTAGATTTCAGAGTCAGACTGTGGTGGCTCTAGGGCATCGGCAAGTTCCTTAGCCTTGGCTACTGCGATTTCCTCAGACTTGATGAACTGCTTTACCTTCTTGTCTGCGCCCTCTACTCCGTTCTTGGCGTTCTTCCATAGGGCCAAGAACTGCTGGGCCTTGGCAGGGTCGTTAGCAATGGATAGACGGGCCTCGTCGCTGACGGTACCTAGTCCCTTCAACTTATCGTTTGCGCCCAGTTGAGCCTGATTCTCTCTAATACTCTTGCGGTTATTGGAAACAGTCTGTCCCGCTCCACCGATAAGCATTGCACGGTTGGCAACATCCAACTTTCCACGCTTCTTCAATGTCTCAAAGATCTTCTTTGCTTCCTTGTATCCCTTGGATACCAGATCGGCAATGAACATTTCTGATAGTCCAGCGGCACGCATATCATCAACCAGACTATTGTTAAATCCAAGGCGACCACTCTTTAGGGCCTTCTCAAGGATATCCTTCTTGCCCTTCAACTTCTTGAGTACATTCTCAATGTTGGTATACATCTTCAAGGTTTCCTTGAGTCCCGCCCACATATCCTTGTAGCCCTTTAGTGGATCTTCCTTGGTCCCGCCACCTTCTCCGCCGCCTCCGGTGTCTGATCCAGTGCTGTCGTCAAGTCCTGTGCTTGTAGATCCAGTAGAACTTGCTGTGGTGTTTGCCACGGTGCGGGCATGTGTATTAGTTAAGTAGTCGTCGCCAGACCACGTACCTGCCACACCCATAGCATTCTTTAGTTGCTGTAGAGCGCCAGAACCAACAAAATCTTCACGAGCGGTAAGGTAGGCCTCGGTCCAGACCATGGTGCGAGTTTTCTTCTCGCTATCAGAGAGTTTTGCCCAGCCGTCAATTTGACCCTTAACCATTCCAAAGTTATTGGATGCAAAGTTTACTATTCTCTTAACTGGTGTCTTTTTCTTAGCAGCCATGGCGTCGAACTCTTCTACCTTTTCAAGTAGAGTGCTATTTCCAGTAAGCCTCATTTCAACGTCAAGACTTACTCCCAGCGCCTTTCCTCGCAGCGCACGGTCTAGCCAAAATCCAGCCTTCTCAAGGTCGCCCTTTTCAACGTAGTTAGTGATAATGTCAAGAGCGAATCCATCCTGCTTTAGGTTTCCAGTAGCCATTTGCATAATGGCGGTCGCTTCTGGACTGCCGTACTTGACCTGTAGTTTTGCCACAATGTCTACCGCTTCCAGTCCACCATCCAGCATGTCCTGAATAACTTCACCGTCAATCTCTCCGCTCTCAATCTTTAGAGAAAGGTTCATGATTGCTTCATAATTCTCTTGTACATTTGCGGCCTGCGCTCCCTGACCCATGGCCTTTAGATCTACAATTGCCTGACTTACCTTGTCTGGATCAAGCAGATTAAGGCTGTCGGTGTATCCATTTCCATAATCTATCGCCATTCTAAGACCATCAAGGAACTCTTCTCCAGCCTTTTGCCCAAGTCCAGCAGTTGACTTGACAAATTCCATCAGATTATCTACAAATCCCTGATCAAACTTGTTCTTCGCCGCCGCATCCCAGTCATCACCAAAGCCAAAGGCTGCATCTTCCAACATCTTTCCATAGGAGAGCGCACCAGCCTTGTCTGCAAAGATCTTCTTTGTGGCAATTTGATACTGCTCAGCATTTATCTTTCCTGACTTCCATCTTGCTGTAAGCCTGTCAATTTCCTGCTGGTAGATATTCAACTTGTTGGTTGCTTCCTGTATGGCTGCATCAGCAAACAGGTCTTGGGTTCCTTCACCCTTAATGGACATTGTTGCCTGTACCCACCAGCCAGACTGATCCCATAGGATTCCTGCCTGCTCAAACGAGTCCTTTAGGCTAGTTACGTCACCAACAATGTCAGCGACGATCTTTAGTCGCCCGTCCATGTTAGTAAGATTCTTTCCATCTGGTCCGACAATCTTTGTCATGTTAGAAACAGCATCAAAGGTGATCTGCTGGTTGCCCAACTGCTCGCCAATCTGCGCGGCAATGGCAGATCCCATTTCGGGAGCGATAGCACCAGAAAGCATCATTCTCTGTAGATTATTCTGTAGCGCCTTGGCTGCCTTGTCTGATCCAAGGGTATCCATGGCAACCCGAATATTTTCTAGCAGCCCCTTGCCAGCATCACTCTGCATATAGTCTACGGCCTTTTGGGTATTCTCTGTAGTTACTGTTTCTCCTGTTTCGGTCTGCATTCTAGTTTCCGCAACTCGGTCCTCCCAAGTCTCTCTGCCAAAGAATGCGGCAGTCTCCTGCATACTCTTAGTAGTTCCATACATGGCGTCAGCAAGTTGCTTTCCACGAGCGGCTAGGTCTGTAGTCTGCTTATTTAGCAAGAATACCCCTGCACCAAGGGCCGCGACTGCTGCGATTGCTATGCCAACAGGATTACTCAGCAATGGAAGCATCATAGACACTCCCTGCAAGGCGAACGCGGCAGGCATGATCTTCTGGGCGAACTCTCCAACACCATTGTCCATCATAGACATTCCAAAAAGCAGTCCATCCATAGCCATTCCGCCAGCCATGATCTTTCCAGTCATACCCCTCATCTTTTCAGACAACTTCTTTGGAACTTCTGGATCTATTGGACCGTCCTTGAGGGTCTTTCCTGTACCACTCATAACTGCACCCATTGCTCCCTGTGACGCAGCATCCATGTCAATTCTTGTTGGATTGACTCTACTTCCGTTACTAGTTGCCCCAGCCCTTCTTCTTTGTGCATCAATCTGGGCATTCATTAGATAGGCTTCGCTATAATCTCTTTGTGATGGGCCGATGTTCTTTAGTTTCCTTTTTCCAACAAAATTGTCTGCGGGGAACAGTCCTCCATCGTCAAAGTCCATGGCTAGTTGGCCCTTTACCTCCATCGCCATTTCTCTTGCGGCAGCAGTAGCAACGGGCGTAGCACGCTCAATTCCCACAGCCACGCCGCGAGGAACTTCCTCCGCTATCTCTGCTCCGACCCTAGACGGAGAATTTGTTCCCCACCCATCTCGTAGTGCTGCTTGCCCTTCCTGAGCGCTCGCTGCTGCGGCTCTTCTGATTGGCTCAAGTTCGGCATCACTCATTCCCACAGTGCTGCGGGGGGCACCATAGGAGAGTCCAGCGCCAACTCTAGCATCGTATGCACCCTTGGACCCAATTGCCTGCTTGAGGAATGTCTTGCTGACTCCCGATTCTTGAAGAATCTGTGGGGTTCTCTGTACATCTTCCAACATGTTAGAGATTCCAGCATTTAGCCTCTGCCAGTCTGCTTCCGTTAGGGCCACACCAGAGGTTGCACGAGCCATGAGATCCGTTGCTTCTTGCTGCTCTCCTAAGTATCTTTTCAAAAACTCTTGGTTGGTCGTGCTTTGCTTAAGCCCAGTCTCTAAGAACTGATTCTCTGCTTGTGATTGCATCTGCCAGAAGTTTGCGTGCCACGCGGCGAGATCGGGACTTCCATTCAAACTCTTGGAAACGTTCTGTGTGTGTGAGCGAGCAATTCCAGATTCAATGGTCCTAGCCCTCGGGTCGGTGTCGCCATTGAGCAAAGGGGAATTCTGTACAGCAGAAACAGCACCCGCTGCCGATACTTCTGCGGCGCGGATTTCTCTTGTAATCTGATCCGTTGACATAGAGGCATCTCTCGCCATTTGAGCCTCGGGTGTCTCGTTGCCGGGATAACTATATCTAACTCCAGACGTACCAAGACCCCTAAGTTCCGGCCTAGCAGACTGACGGAGAAGATCTTTTACTGTTGATGCTGAAACCTTTGTCTGCGTTTCAAGGCTACGAAGGATTGCGATAAAGTCATTCCTTATATCATCACCCATGGACGCCGCAGAGTCGAACAGCCTTTGAATGGATGCTGCGGAGCCAAAGGCAGTTCCGTTGCGCTCATACCCTCCCTGTGACACATTAAGCATGATTCTCTCGCCATTTCCAATGTCAACATACCCTTCTGCAAATCCCGGTAGCGTGCCTGCATTCATTGCAGCAAGAACTGGCCCATACTTCTTTGTTGCATCCTTTGTGATTACGCTTTCACCGGGAGTTAGCACGGCTGGAACAGTATCTTTGTTTCCAGAACCGGGAACGATTCCGCCACGGGCATACCCCTTTGGGGCCTTGCCAGCGGGTCCACGGAAGCCTTGTGGTAGTGCTACGGCTGCGGCAGTCGCACGGCTAGTGTAGTATCCATAGGCTCTAGCCAAAGTCAAAACTGCTCCGCGCTGAGTATTTAGGGCGCTAGTGAGGGTATGAGTCTGTCCCTCTAGGGCTGTGCTGGCAGCCATGGCATCAATCTCTTCACCAGAGAGATACTGTAGGGCAGACCCCAGCCCTCTTGTCTTGCCGAGCAGCATTCTGACGGCGTTGCCCATCTTGATCATCTGACCAAGGAAGTTGGCGAATAGACCAACAAGCATGACTACCGCAGGGATTACGACGCCACCAATGGCTACACCCCAAGTGATGAAAGTTTTCATTCCATCGGGAAGAGAGTTGAACTTGTCTGCCAGCATTGTTGCAAATTCAATCAATGGTGTAGCGATCTTGAGGAAGGCTTCTCCTATCGGAGCAATAGCCAACTTCAACTTCTCTACCGCCGCAGTAAACTTTACTCCTACAGCCTCTTCAAGTTGTGCAAGTTCTCCCTCAGACAGGGCAGCCAACTCCTTGACGCTGGCGGTAGTTAGGTCAACCACACGCTGCGCCTGTGAGCCTTCCTTGCTAATATTAGAGAACAGTGCGCCCATGCGAGCAAACTGGTACTTTCCGAATACCTTGGCTAGAGTCTGCTGACGCTCAAACTTTCCTAGCGTATTAAGTGCTTCTCCAAACTCAAGAACAAATCCCTGAATGTCGCCCTTGTTTCTGTCGCTGATTCCATCAATGTCAATCTTCATCAGCGCAAGTTGATCTCTGGCAGCCTTGGTTGGGTTGATCAAAGAGGCAAGACCAGACTTGAGGGCGTTGGCACCTTCATTGGCGCTTACACCTCCCTCACGCATGGCGGTCATGAAGATTGCTAGATCCTTAACATCTCCACCAAGTCCTCTAATTACTGGAGCAACGAGTGGAATGGCGCTGGTAATGTCATCAAGGCTGGTGACGGTCTGGTTCTCTACCGCGTTTAGGAAGTCTGTAGTTTGGGCAAGATCCTCGCTGCTCACCTTGAAGGCAGTCTGCAAGGAGATAGTCGCGCTTAGCGCCTGCTCATAGTCGATCTGACCAAGGGTAGCCAGTCTTGTTGCTTCGGTAGTCTGGGCGATAAGGTCTGCACCAGTCGCGCCAGTTGCCGCAGCCTTGGCAGCAAGTGCAATCGTATCATTTACGGCAATGCCATACTTGGTGAACTCTGCTCCAAGAGCCTTGACCTCTTCCAGCATGGCGCTTTTCTCGCCTGAGGTGGTCTGCAAGTCTCCGTATACTCGCTTGAATTGTACAATTTGCTTCTCAAGATCCATGAAGATCTTGCCTGCTACCCCGCCAAAGATGGTAAGTGGTACGGTAAATCCAACCATCAACTGGCGTCCAGCCCACTGAGTGTTCTTGCCCCAATTGACCATAGACGTTGAGCCGTCATGCATCAACTTATTGAAGATCTGCTGACGCTGGATTCCTATGGCGGCATCGGCATTGTGCAACTGCAATGGACGAATAGCCATTGCCCTTGTCATTCCGTTGTGGGCCTGACCCATGGCTACATATTGTGTTTGAAGTCTCTTAACACGGTCACCCGCAAGTTCCATAATCGCGGCATGTTCTTTCATACCCCGCCCGAACTTTCCAGATGCGGCTGTTCCGTATCGGAAATATTCTCCAAGAGACAACTTGTTCTTATCAATAGCGGAACCTAGGCGAGATACGCTAGATTCAACATTCACCATGGAGGTGCTGAATGCCTTGGTTGCCCCAATCTGGGCGGCTAGGCTTGAGTTGAGGGAGCGCTGAGATTGCGCGGCGGCTGCGTTTCCAGCAATTACTGACTGGTTAAACGAACTAATCTGAGACTGCAATGCACGCAGTTGACCAAGGGCCTTGGAAGAATCAATAGAAATATTGATATTAGCGTTTACATCAGACATATATTGGTAAGCACCTCTCTATTATTATACACTAGGGTAGGGCACTTACCAAGACGGGTTCTCTAGATCCTTACCGTCCACGTATTCCAGCCCAGCACCAATTCCAAAGCCAGCCTGACGAGCATTAATGCCTTGTAGTGCTAGGATATCGTTAGCGTCCTTTGCCTGACCACCACTGAATACCCTTGCCTTAATGTCATCAAAGGTAACCCGCTTCTTCTCTTCCCCGCCGTCGCCAATATCGTGGCCCTGTAGGGCAGCAAGAAACTTGCGGTCTTGATGATCTTTCTTTCGCTTAGCGACGAGAATTTCAACCAGTTCTGGCATAGACAGACTTTCTTCTAAGTCTGCATAGTCCTTCCATATTCCTAGCAGGAATACCTCTGATTCAATTGGAACTAGGTCTAGTTCCGACCACGAATCCCCGTCGCCGCCACGTTTCCCTCGTCATCAAACTTAATACCTGACGCGGCCTCAATGACCTTGTACACGCTTGGTAGATCTAGGTTATCCTCTAGTACAGCACGATCAGTAGAATAGTCTGGTGCGTACTGCTTCATGGCAATCTGAACGCAGTCAATGAGTACGTCCATTGACTTATCGTTGTCGTCTGCTACGGTAGCGATCTCCTCAAACTTCTTCATGAAGTCGCGCAGGAGTGAAATCTTTAGTGGACGCATTTTTACCTCAGTGCCGTCCATGAGAATCATACTTGTTTCTTCATATACACTACTTGCCATTTAAATCTCCTTTTGTTGTATTGGTAATTGTATCATGATCCTGTAGTCTATGCTCTCGTTGTTTTGCTTTTTCTTGTTACAACTAGAGCAAAGTATTTGTAAGTTATCAATTTCGTCTGTTCCGCCTAAGGACTTGGGGAAAATGTGATCTATCTCTAGTCTTAAGGTAGATCTACACTTTACACAAGAAACTCCCTGCTCAACAAAAATCTTTGCATACTCAAAAACTTCTTCTGGGTTATACTTATTATTTCTAATAATCATACAGTTTTTACACATACCCCCACGTCCGTATGGTGCGGTCTTGCTAATCGGAAAATATGGCAGATCCTTAATCTTTTTGCAAGACCAGCAATACCGCTCTTTATCTGTATTTATCCACGAACCGATTGGTCTAGATTGGGGTTCCACATCTCCCCTAAGCCTACAACGTGAGCAGTATCCATGCGTTCCTTGTGCTGGCGTAGAGCATTTGTTTTTGCACAGTCCATAAAGCCTTAGGCGTAGGTGATGAGAACACTCTTTTCCTCTGTCTGGCTTTCTTTGGCAACCCAAGGATACGCACTTCATGAAGCAAGTATATCATGGCATGACAAAGGCCCCCGCCGTTGGGCGAGGGCCGTTTGCCTATTTAATTGTTATTTATTTGATCAGGATGTTGGAACTAGACGGTCTACGATCTTTCCGTAAGATCCGTTGTTCGCTGGTAGCAAACGGAAGGAAACCTCAAACATAGAAGCCTCGTCACGCTTTGCAGACACCGTTACGTTCTCAATTGAGAGAGCGCGGTATGCAACATAGATACGCTCAATTGAACTACCTGCTGCACAGTCTCCTGTTCCCGGTCCAACTGCGATTACTCCGCGTTCTACGGGGCACTCACCAAGTTCACCAGATGCTAGTTCTAGAACGTCTGCGTAGTTAACACCGCTGAGGTTTACCTCAAGTGGGTTGTCCATCTTTACGTTCTGTGTTAGATCTGCATTCTTGGCTGCGATTGCAACAAGAAGGTTCTGTAGGGTTGCCTCAGCGAATGCTGTGTTTAGGCTAACCTGCATACCCTGCTTGTACAACTTTGCAACGTCAAGCAACTGATCTACCTGTACCTCACCGAAATCGGGCTGGAACTGAATTTCAAGACCGTTTGATGTGTAACCAACGTTACGAACAACTGTTGTTGCGCTGGTTAGTGTGTCACGGTATGATGTTCCTGCTACGAAATCTGGAAGTGCTGGGCTAGTGTTTGTGTAATCAAACTCTGCACCAACGCTTACAAATAGAGCAGCGGCACCGACGATGATCTGCTTTGAATCACCACGACTATAAGCCATTAATCTTTCACCTCTATTTTCCTTTTTAAGTTAATTGGGGTGGCTGTTGTTTCCTCAAGATCAATTATACTTGCTGTTTATGCAAGTATTGTGTCGATGGATTCGGTGAAGTGATACTGAGCGTCTACGATGAACCTAGTTATATAGAATGGCCTATCGCTAAAATCTCTAGTTAACGACGGGCTTCCCATATCTCCTGAGTCTGTCTGAGAAACAATCAGGTTGTGGAAGTACACCTTGGCTGGGGCAGCCTGTGCCCTGTTCCAGTCATTGATATCCTGAGCGGCATCGTCCATGCGGTCAAGGATGTGCTGGATAGCCAGACCCCATTCAAGCGTGTCGATCTCCTTGCCCTTGACATAATAGATAAGATGTTCTCTCTTTGTGTATGGGAATGGGTTACGGGTGAGTCTTAGCATCCTGTCATAGATAATGTAGGTCTTGTTCTCCCATGCCTTGGTACCCGCCGCTGAATCGCTAAGCGGGAAGAATGGGATCTTAGTCCCGTACTTCTTGGCAAAGGTAGGCTCAATGGCCTTCATGGTGTCCCAGAGATATCCATTGATGGTTGTCGCTGGTAGTGAAAAGTCTGCGAATGTCATACTACTTCTGCTCCTGCCGAATTGAGATACTTGATTCCAGCCTTGATTCCAACTGGCCTGCCGCCCTTTACTCCCGCTGGGAAGTATTGTGCGAACTCATCGGCACGGCTAAGATCATTAATGAATGGCTTGAGAAGGTGATTAGTGAAATAGTTTGTGAAGAAGTCATCGACGGTTCTGCCAAAACTTCCTGCTACCGCGTCACCACCGGGATGCTCAATATAGATATCGTTTCTTGTGAACACCATTTCGCCCTCGTTCTCAAATGCTAGCACATCTGAATTCTTTGGGGAGATTGTTACGGAGATTCCGTTCTCCATGACATTGGCCTTGTCGCTGAATGGCTCAGTGGCATTATCTGCGGTTGACCTAGACTGTAGGAAGTTGCCCTCAAAGTGAATGACCCTCTTGGATGCCTTGGACTTCAAGGTGAACAGGCGAGCGCCCTCCTGCCCTACTGCCCCCCACTCGTATACGTGGTGGAGTGCGTCGGGGTTGCCACGCGCCATAGCGTCTATGTACATTCCCAGAGCGTCTACGGTGTATTCCCCAAGACGCTGGTTGAAGATAATCTGACTCAGGTCGATGCCCTCAAGGAAGCCGTAGGAGAATGACACGGCGTTACCCAACTTGTGATTGATTTCCTTGGAGTCTATGCGCGTGCGGATCATTCGAACTCCTGCGTATCGCTGCGCTCTAGTTGAATCTTATAGTATTCAATGCTATTGTATGGTCCGATGTATGGCTGTAGGGACTTAATCTCATAGATGGTTGGGGTCACTTCATACCCGCCGTTTGTCTCAACAAAGAAGATCTCATCGTTGCAGTTAACGGCACGAATGTTGGTGATGAGGATATGAGAGACTGGATAGTATTGACCCTCTGACGACTTCCTGATATCATTCTTTGTGCGCCCTACGAGCATTGTCTCTAGGCGGTAGAACTTCTTGTCGTCAAAGTCAAAGTTGTCGTTGTTACTCATGTCATTTAGAGTATAGAATGAGCAGGGTAGGCTGGAATCAATAGTCCACTCCTTGACTACCTTGCCATACTTGTCCTGTGTCTCAGAAGCATAGTACACGTCGCAGCGCATAGGAAACAGTAGGTCTAGGTTTGGACTGAGGACTCCCATTTACAGGACTCCGATTCCATTAAATGCCTTTGTGTAGTTTGACAGGATGCTGTCTACGATCTTGTTTCCTGTCTGAGTAAATGCTCCGTCGTTGAACTTCAAGGTAAATTGACCGCTCTCGTACTCCTTGATATATGAGTTGAGGTATGGTAGATTGTTGCACTTGAGATCGTTGTAGAGCATCTTGGTTGCTGTCTGAATGTCGTGAGGAATCACGGGCCAGCCAGCATCTACTACTACAACGTAGTCCCAGCCCTTGGGGAAGAATGATCCATTCTCGCTGGCAGAAACATACTCTTCCTTGCTAGCCATGTCAAGGTTATATGGAGTGAATGAGTCTGACTGAGAGTTGTGCAGCCTTATTGGACGAGACTCATATCTATTGTATGCCCCGCCTACAGAGATAGTAATTGCACTCCTGTTTGGAGAGATTCTGTAGTCCTTGGCGTTTGTCCATTCTGGGTCGGCACTCTCGGTGTCGTATACGCAGACGTTGTTTTCGTAGACCCTGATGATCTTGTTTAGTCTTACTGGCGAGGGGATGAAGTCTGCTCCTAGACCAGTGGCCTCAACGATCTCTCGCTCATACCTAAACCCACCAGTGATAGAGTCAATGATTGCTCTGGCTAGCGCCTCGTACTGAGTTGCAGTCTCAATATCGTCAGTGGTTTCTGCCAAAAGCGTTGGATCAACATAGGGGCGGCTGATTGTTAGATTGTCTGTAAGAACTACATCGCCCAGATCAAAACCGTCCATCTCATAAATTTCTACGGCATAGGTTCCGTCGTATCGTGAAAAGTATTCTGGGAGTGGAGTTTCTACCATACCATCCAAGTCTGACGTAACGGGGATCTCAACCAGATCTGCCGCATACTCGTTCATTATGGTAATAGTATAATCAGTAGAGCCTGTCAGTCCAGTATAGGACAACTGCAATGGGTATGGAGCCTTACGAGAGATTTCCATAGATTACTTGCCGAAGTGAGTGGCTACTTCTTCTGGGGTCGCTTCACGAATACCGCCCCTGCTGAGCCACTTGTCGGCAGCCTCCTTAGTTACAATGTTATAGCCCTTAATGAGGGCACCCACTCCTGTCCAGCGAATGTTCTTGTCTGACCAGACGGCTACCTTATTGGAATCGTCTACTGGCTTCTCTACGACGGCAGGCTTCTCAAACACCTTGTCTGCCGCACGGGAGCCAATGACTCCATCGGCGTTGCTGGCAGTATTGGACTGCGGAGCGCCCTTGGGGGCAGCGGTGGGAGCAGTAATGACATTTTCTGTCTCTGCTGTCTTTACTTCCTGTAGTTCTACATTGTCTACCTGAGGAACCTCGGCGGCAGCCTTCTTGGTTGCTCGCGTTCCTACAGCACGCTTCTTGGGCGTTGGAGCCACTTCTACGGGACCATTAAGTCCTGCGCTGTCGGTGATTGCTTCTGTCATAGTTTTACCCTTCTCTCAATTGCAATTATACCAGAGTATGCCGAAGGGGGCCAACCTGTAGGTCAGCCCCCTCACGACAATCATCCATCAATTATCAGGATGTTAGTGGGTTTGTGTCTGCGTATGCTACTGCATCCAACTCTTCCCATGTAAGACCGAAGCGAACGAATACGGTGTACTCAATCGTGTCCTTCTTGGCCTTGTACTCACGGTTGACTGTAATGTCGCGCTGGAAACCCCATACACGGTTCTGACCGAACGTAAGATCTACGTAGTCCTCAGGGTAGTAGGGCACCTCCTGCACGTCAATACCTAGAACGCGAGTTGTACGCGCACCACCAAACACCTGACCCTGACCGTTAAGGTAAGACTGAGTGTTTGCTGCGGTGTTACCGTTCGCAGAAAGAACAGATGCGACTGCATCAGCAAGCGTACCGTTCTTCTCTACGATGTTTGCGAATACATCGGTACCTGCGTAGAACTTTAGGTTGTTCTTGATTGCACGGTACCTACGTGGCATTGCGTAGATGAGTTCCTGCATTACTGCTGGGGTCCATCCTGCGGATAGATCAACAACTGCCTCGTGAGCATCGCCACTTGAAGTGACCTGATTTACGAAACCGTTCATGATTCCTAGGAATGGATCTACACCTCCGTTGCCATTGATAGCAAGATCTTCAAGATCGTTACCAAATGCGTTTGTCATTAGACGAACGATGTGATCTTCAAGAGCAGCACCTTCCATGTTGTCCTCAAGGGCCTCTGTTGCAACCTCCCAATCCAAACGGATCTTCTTGGTTGTCAGTTCTACCTTTGAGAATACTGCGCCTGCGTTCTCGTACTCGCCAAGTGCCTGTGAAGCAGCGCGGATTACACGCTCTCCAACATTGACCTTCTCAAGTTCCATCGTGTTTGCACGCATGGTAACCCTACGACCGTCATTGGCGAGAACTGTTGCGTCCCAAACGTAGTCAATGAATCTATTGGCCTGCTCAGGTGCTAAAATTCCACCACCGACAGTACCAGATGGATTTACTGCGTTTGGACCTGCGGTTGAACCGTAGATAGCGTTGGGGATGTTGCCCAAGTTACCTGCTGATGGATCGGTTACTCCACCGACTCCACCAGAAGCAAACGCTCCCTGACCCTGATATAGGCCGGGATTAGGGTCACCATACTCGCCATTTGCGCTAGGCTGGTTCTTCTGAATCTCTTCTGACATAATTTCTTCTGCCATTTTGACTTTCACCTCCGTATTACTTTCTCTTTATTAGTTAAATAGGTCGGCTGAATTGAGGAAACGACCGCCCCAAGCAGAAGTTGCCTTCTGCATTACTGGTTCTTCCTGCAAGATCTCGCCAAGATCAGCAGACTTGCGAAAAGCGGTGTCACGTTCCACAGCATCCACGCGCTTTCCAAACTCATTTGTTACGTTCTCTACCTTGCTGGCAACATCGGCTACTGCTCCGGTTACAGACTTGCTCAGTCCTTCAACCTTTGCGTCAAGCGCCTTTACTACCTCGGCAAGATTAGAGATGACTGCTGCGATATCATTCACAGACTTTGTTACCTCTTCTACTGCGTCCACCTTGACTACCTCTGGCTCAATAGCCTTGGCTGCCTCGGCATCCTCTTCCGCGCTGTCGCTATCAGGTTCGCTAACCTCTTCGTCAGCAGCCTTGTCTACCTCTGGCTCTTCGGCCTTGGCTACTTCTTCAACAGCGGGGGCAGCGGCAACGGCCTCAACTTCGACGCTCTTTTCAACTTCGTCTACTACAATTACTTCTGAGTCCACTTTGCTTACCTCCTTGATTTCTGATTTACTAATCGCATTAACCTTTTCTAGTGAAGAAATATTTTTAATAACGCGACGATTGGTAGGTACTATTGTACCGTCATTTTGTGAATATACGGAAATAACCGCAACGGGATCATCAGACTTAGCCATAATAGTAGTTTCACTAGTGGAAAGTCGCGCCCCTCCCTTAAAGATAATGTTCATTACCTTACCGTATTCACCATTAGCCTTGACGTAAGTTCCCTCGGAAATACCACGCTGGATTTCATCAAACTTGACATTCTTGAGAATACCCTTTACCATAGAGGCCTTATCCATATCGTTGCTCTCTACGAATCCAATGTTGCTCATCCCCTTGTCGCACTGTGGGCATGAGGTTGCTGAGTCAACAGACATTCTTACAATGTCATCTGCGCGGCACCAGAAAACGTTCTCCACCTGTGCCTTGGCTAGGTAGCCACCAAACTCGCCCTTCTCAATACTAAATACATTGGCAAACTGATTCGCTGGGTTATCCACAAGCGACAGTTCGCTGAGTTCGTATTCCTTGATGACCTGATAGGCCTTGCCTAGGTTCTCGTCATATACATCTTCTGAGTCCTTTACGACTCCACCGATGGAGAATCCTGTAAGCGTTCCGTCCAGAACCTTTTCCCAAGTGTCCTGTGCGCCCTTGCTTACGTAGGCAGAGACAACGATTCCATTGTAGAACTTCTGTGTCTGTGAGTCATAATACCTATCTTCCCTGAAAGACACCATCTTGCCGACTGCCTTCTTGTCGTGCATTTCACGGATGTTGCCACGGAAAGTTTCGAATGCACGTACAGAAGCATCGGCGGGAACAACGTCGCCTTGCTTGTCCAAATTGTCTAGGGTAGCGAATCCATGTACGATCCTTCGCTCTACGTCAATCTTATTGATTGGCATAGACAGCCTAACAGAACCGTCCTTACTGGACCAATGTGCTTTATTCAGTTCCATATCTCCCAATTATACTATACTTTTTTATAACAATTTAGTTACGATGTTTTTGGTCCAGAACCCTTGGGGTTTCGGCCTGTTACTGCCGCTGGACCATCGGACTGCTGACGGGTGCGCTCAAGGTCACGCTCACGCTCATATTCCTTGTCTGCCTGCTGCTGCTGGATTTCTGCCTGCTTATCTGCCTGTTCTACTTGCAGTTCTGCCTGCTCCTTGCCAGTAAGGACAAGCGGCTCGTCGCCACCCTCACGCTGTGGGTAACCGATCTTCTCGCGTACCTCGTTAGGCGTAAGGACCGTAGTCTTGGTGTAGCGCTCATGGATCTGAGACTGAGCAACCTCGTCAATAAGGCTGACCTCATTGAACACCAATTGAACAACGTCTGTCTTTTCACGCAGGATCTTGTTGATAGCCTTGCTTACATACTCCTGTAGTGGCTTGGCTACCTGATCTCGGAAGGTACGATCCTGAGACATGGCTGCGGCAACTGCTGCTCCATCTGCCCCGCCCAACTTAGACAAGGGAACTTGGTGGGCCATGAGAATGTCATCGCGGTTGCTCTTGCGATACTGGTTGAAGGATGCCTCCTGCACACCCGACTCAACAGGATGCATTTCGAATTCAATCTTCTGCCCATCTTGATCACCGGGAAGCGGAATATAAAGAGTCCTGTGATTCTGGTTCTTCAATCCTGTCTGGAAGAATCGGAACAGCCTATCCTCAGCATCATGGCTCAACTTCGCACCCTTGATCGTGATGATGTAACGAGGCACGGCCTTGTTCTCAAAGTAGTCAAGGTTGTACTGCGCTGCCAGCATATCTCCACGCATGGAAACGATGGCAGCAACAATGTCTGGTACTCCGTAGAATGTGTTGAGCGGGGAGTATTCCTTAAGATGAATAATCTCGTTTGGATTGGGATCTTCGGTGACGGGGTTGGCGTTCTTTGCACCAAAGTTACGAAAGTACACAATTGTTCCTGCAATGATCTGAATGTACCCGTCACGTAGGCGACGAACGCGCATGGTGGTGGCAGGGACATGTCCAATGTATCCAATGTCTCCTGCGGTAGTGCGGCCTACTTCGATGTACCCGTTACCTGTGGCCTGCATATCTACGATTACCTTCTCAAGGATCTTGGTCAAGCCCTCGTCCTCATTTAGTTCCTCAAGCCAGATGCCTAGTTGTACCTTCAACTGATCAATGCGCTTCTTTGCCTTGTCCCTAGCGGAGTCAGAGGAAACAGACTCCATCTTCATCTGGGTAGCAGAGGTCATTTCAAACTTGTAGCCCACGCCCACGGTATTGGATACCTTCGCATCAATAGCGGCGTGGTTGGCAAATGATGTGTCGTAGTATGCTGACAATTCATAAAGGTTGTATGGTGGAGTGATTACGTCGAATACGCCGTAGCCATTACGATAGACAGTACCGGGATTGATTGTCTTTGACTCTGCCTTGTTGCCGCGCTGTACGGCCTTGGCCTCTTGCAGGTATGTAGCGGAAACCTTACCATCATTTCCTCGGGGAATCTGGGCAGCCTTGCGAGTCTCGCGGCGCTTGAAATTCTTATTGATTCCACGGTACTTGGCAACTTCGTCCCATGCCTTATTGAATGGATCGACATTGGCAAACTCGTCCTCAATCTCTTGAGTGGAGATCTTGGCGTCAACATATATCTCATTATTCATGGGCTTCACCACCGTAGACCTGTAGAGACTTCTTTGCTGCGGCTACCGCGCCAAGATCGTTCATACTAGGTATGAGTCCAGACTTGAGCCTGTCAACCTGCTCTGAGTATTCCTCATCTGTTGCCCTATTCCCACCCGCATAGAACCAAGGCTTGCCCTCTGGCTGACCATAGTGGGCCGCTGCTGCACGCAACTTAGCCATTTGCCTAATATCACCCTTGACGGACGGTATGTTGAGGGGGTCACCATCTTCATTCTTAAACAAGTGACCATCGGGCAGTTGCCAGAAATACAGCCCCCATTCGTAACCAAACATGGCCTTCTGGCCTGTACCCTTATCAATCTGAGTGATCTTGGTCTTACCAATGGTTGCTCGTCTAGTGTTACTCATGTACCTTATTGTACCAGATTATGCAGGTTTGCTAGTGTAAATGGACCACGTTGCACCAGAAACCAACTGTGCTTGCCTATGGTCGAACGTCATTCCGTATCCATCATCCACAATCTCACTGTTTGTTCCCACATATGCCTCGTAGATATCTGCTGGACTGCTGATGTATGATGAGGTCTGTCCCAATAGATAGACGTACTGCCATGTGTTACCTGCCCAATATGCCCACGTCGTTCCCGCAGGAACGGTACCGTCTACGTCATATACTCCCTGCCATGTTCTGGTGGTCAGGTCGGTGCGAGTGCCTAGTCCTTCTGCCAAGTAGTATGAGATGTTATTGAATACTGCGCCACCGAACAGGGTGATTCCACCCTCGGCAAATTCACTAAAGTCTAGTTGTTCTGGGAATACGATTCCTACGACTGACCACTCATTGTTGTCCAAGACTGGTGAGGGAACGTAGCGACCATTCTGGTAGTAGTCAGATCCATAGACTGGTGACCATCCTGTATCCGTTACAGGAACTACATCGTTAGTCTCAGTAGTGATGTTTAGGTATGGTGTTGGTGGGTAGACGCTCGTTGGCGTACCGCCGTCAAAAATGTAGTCGAATGTGGGTGGTGTTGGTGCGCCACCATTGAGCAATAGTCCGTCGCTCGTGCGCCCGTAGGATGACAGAGTTCCAGATCCACCAATCTTGTTGAGTCCATAGAGCAGCCTGCCGTCCTTGTGCTTGATCTCAATGAACTTGATTGTGGCGTCATCCTCAACGAACTCAGTCTTTACCATGAACTGCATTGCAGCAATCTTGTAGTCGAATGACCCACTCTCATTGATCGGTACGAATACCCTGCTCTCGGATGGTGAGCCAGAGACAAGACTTTCATTTACTAGCCTCAATCCAGACTTCCTAGTTGTGTAGAGATATGGTGTAGAGGTCTTGTGGATAGCCATTGGGTTCTCTACCTTGTGATCAACAAGGGTCATGAGTTCTGTGTGTGGGTAGATCTTCTTGCCGAACTTGGTTCCTACGTAGTTCCTCTGGGCAGGATCGTCACTGTCAGAAATGTAGTTGAAGTTATTGGCAGAAATCTCCATGCTCCTGATCTTGAGAGGATTCTTGAGGATAGATCGCTGATTGACTTCTAGATGGACTACCATCGCATAATCCTCAAAGTTGTTTGTCTTTGGTGGAAATACTACGACGTTATCTTTGAAGAGGAACTTGGTATCGTAGACCTTCTGTGGAAGGTTGAATGTGTTTGCCATGTCTGAATAGATGACTGCATTTTCTTCCAGTCCCGCCGCATATGGGAAATCTGCGAGCGGCCTGTTGGCTCCATCGGCAATAGACTGGAATGTCACGTATGACTGCAAGGATGAGTTGGCGGTAGTCACGGTGCTGCCCGTAGCGTTCTTCTTCTTCAATCCGAAGTAGTCTAGATAGATAGAATCTCGTAGATCCGCATAGTCGTTGGGTACAGGGAATTCCACCTTAAGTTCTGCATATGTCCACACATCGGACGTTGCGACCGTTGGGTATCCGATATTCACTTGCAGCATGTCAATGTCGTAGACAGGGTTGCCAGTCTCATCTTCTACGTATGAAGCGAAGTAGGACAGTGGGTAATACTCTTCCCACTGTGAGGATACCGATACATCTAGGTATAGTTCTCCATATTCGTACTCTGGCAGCAGAGTGTAACTGGCGAAGTGGTCAAGGAGTAGGGCATAGGTGTTTGGAGTGACCAATCCTGTCCCGTCGAAGTTGTCCTCAATCTTTCTAAAGTTCTCAGCGTTGGCTAGTCCTATAGAATAGATCTTTCCTTCAAAGGTATTGATTCCATTACCGCCGACGTAGAGTTGGATGGATGCTGGGGACGAGAAGAATTTGGATACCCCGTCATTGAAGAAATATGTTCCTGTCTCATTGAGATTGAGTCCCACGGCAAACTCTGTGCCAATAGTGATTACGTCGGTATTCAGCACGGTACCGTTGATTGAATACGTTACCTCGTCACTATTGACGGTAATGTCGAATGTCTCGCCATTGGTAATGTTGACAAAACTCAATATGGTTCTGTCTGCAACTATATCTGAGTCTACTTGAAATACTCCATATATCGCCGCTACTGCCTCATTAAGAGCATTGAGGGTGGGAAAGTTGAAGTATGAGGGATCTTGGTAGTTGATTCCATTGGGGTTCCAATATGAAAGGGTGGACGTGGATGCGTGGGCAGTACCCGTCCATCCGTATGAAATGGCCTTGGCTGTTGGATCAGCGTAGGAACCATCAAAGTAGGGCAGGAGCGACGGAGATTCCTCAACCATTGCACCATCAAAGTAAACTACCGTTCCATTAGCGGTACCGTCTACCGTACAGATAAATCTTCCAAGCGTATCTGTTGCTGTTCTCGTTATTGAATACCTTGTCCATCCAGTAGATGTTGCAGTATACCCAACCGAGGCTGGCGAAGAACCTAGGTAAAAGTAGATGCTTGATGTTACGCTCCCCGTGGCTGCCCTTACGTATACTGAGAACGTATATGTTTTTCCAATAACTAGGTTTGTCAACTGTGACTCTGCGTATGTGTTTCCTCCTGCACCAAATGTGTTTTGAACCTTCATTGATTTAGTTCCAAATAGTGCCTGCTCAGTAGATACTGTTGTTGTCACATTGGCGGTATCGGTCCATCCAGTAAGATCGACCTCAAAGTTTGGGTTTAGCAATAGATTGGTCCTAGTCACCTGATTAGGTCTCAATGAAATAAACTTTGGATGCAATCCATCGGGGTATTCAGAGGTATTGACCGTAAGATTGTCGTCGTACCATTCCTTCAAGTCTCTACCGCCGATGTTGATAAATGGCAGAGTGTAGTTGGGTACAGAAAGATAGTCTCGTGTAGCGGTGAGGTTATTGAAGTACCCCGCGTCCCAGCGAGCAATGTCGGGGTAGATCACACTGGCATCATATTCAGACGTAGCAAACTCAATGGTTGTAGGCGTTCCTCTGTAAGCATTGTCAATTGACTGGATACTTGGTGTGCCTTGCCCATAGACGAAGTGACGCTTAGCCACGGTAGAGGAAAGAATATATGGAAAGATAGCAATACAGTCAATGTTGAAGTAGGAGATTGTTGAGTAGGAATAGACTCCCCACCAGTCGTTACCGTCTGGAAGATCAATGGTCTTTCTATCGAAAGGAATGTCAATGACTGGCTCGCCGTTTACAATGACCGTGGCGTTGTTGTCTCTCAACTCAAGATGCACAAGCATGGGGCGGTACCAGTCAGAAACAAAGTGTGATCCGATTTCCCCGCCGATTGCCAGCGTGAGGAAACCTTCCTTTACATAGAGTCCGTCTAGGGAATCCATAGGGCCAAGAATTCTCTGTGCCCTTGTTGTCTGTGGGTCTAGTTTCATCCATAGTTCTAGAGTGTAAGCCTTATTGCGACCTGTCTCATGAAGCATTCCTCTACCGGGAAAAACGAAGGATGGTAGTCCTACACCAGATGGATGAATGGCTGTAGAGTGATCGGTGCCGTAGATGATCGGCATACCGTCGTTGTTTGCCAGTAGTTGGTTGTTACGAACTAGATAGTATCCATTGTCTGCGAGTACGCCATACTGGTCTGCGGAGATACCTAACAATCCAGTGTACCCGAATTCTGTGGGGATGGAAATCGGGGTAGACCCAAGGCTCTCATAGCATGTTGTCGCACTTCCCTGTCCTACAGAGAGTCCATGAAGAATGACTGTCCTTGAGTTTGAGTCTCCAGAGGCCGAGTCTGCAAAGTTTGCTTGAATAAAAAACTTCATACTCCCAGACCAACTTGTTGGGATGTTGTATGTTTGGTTTATGTTTACCCATGACGAGAACGCTGGTGCTGGTATCTCTGCCGAGATCTCTTCCTGAGGAACGGCTCCCGCGTCGTTGTACCTGATGCCAACCTTGAACCAGTTTATGTATGTGGGGTTTTGATAAAGAAATAGGTTGACAGTAAACGTTGAACTATTGATATCAACGTTAGAGGAGTTGAATAGCGCTGGGCTTTCTACCGTAATGGTTCCAGTTGCCGTGGTGCTTTTAGTAAAAGACGAGTAAATGTTGTCCTCAAATGGTGAGGGGTCGTCTGGTATTGTAGGAGAGTCGCTTGACGTGCAGCCAGTCTTTGTCCAAGTGGAAAGAAGTCTGTCATTGTCGTCAATCATGGACAGATAGTATGCCTGCTCGTCCATGGGCCACATGGCAATAGGGTGTTCTGAGAACACCTTGTTTGCGTATTGATTTGCTGCGACGGTCATATCTCTTATTATAGCAAGAACGTAGCCTCTTCTGACGATGTGCCCCCGTTACTACCCCGTTTTGTATGATAGAATATGCATATGGAAAAGAAAAAGTGCAAGTATTGCGAAAGAGAACTGCCAGATACCAGTTTTGTAAAAAACAAAAGTGGAACTAGGAGTCAAAAATGCTACGGATGCAGGTATAGGCAAAGAAGTTTTGCATATAAGAGAAGGCATAGTGGGAAGAAAAACGGATACTCAATATCTGAAATCGAATATTATTCTATTTTGTCCCAGCAGGGTGGTCACTGTGCCATTTGTGAGAAAACAGAAAATCTTTGTGTAGACCATGATCACAAAACTGGAAAGGTTAGAGGGATTCTATGCAAAAATCATAACCTTGGTATAGGATTGTTGGACGACAGCCCCGATATTCTCAGGGCTGCCGCCAACTATCTAACCAACCTATTTTATGCAGATACCAAATCTACTACATCACACGCGCCTGCGGTACAGGCTAGTTCCTGAGAACCAGTGGTGGAGTCGATCAGTTCATACAGAGGGAGTGAACTCCATGGAATGTTCTTTGGCATCTTGTCTACGGCTTCCTTGTACTCCTGCTCAGAGACTTCCTGATATGGTGCTTGACGATAGGAATGCTCACTAGCAGGTAGGAAGGATACTCCACCGATATGGTCAAAGTTCTTGAATACCCACGCGCCTACGTCCATCCATTCATCTTCTTTTACATTGATTGTAACAGATGGATTATGCTCTGTCCAGTGGGAACGGTAGACCTTCCAGACTTCTAGATGGTCAATGGCTGAGAGATCATTGGTTACCACCGAATTGTCGGGGGCAGCAA